ATGTTTTTCAGGTCGCAAATTATATCTAGGCACAAATTTTTTACAGTATTTACATTTGCGCTATATTAGGAATGAGGCATTTAGCAAAACCTCAGTAAAAATGCGGTATTATACCACATATTTACATTTACGCTAATGTAAACAAAAAGATTTACAGTTCTATGGCACTAATCACCAGAAAAGAAGCAGCAGAGAAGATGGGAGTAACAATTCACGCGGTATATATGGCTATCAAGCAAGGCAGATTGACTGCTATCAAAGACAATCAAGGCAAGGTGGTAATAAATTCAGATACGATGCTAGATGAATGGTCTAGAAAATCACAGCCTAGACCGACTAAAAAAATAGAAAATAAGACTTATAAACCTTCACAGTCTGAAACTGATTATCCAGAATATGGAGAGAGTAAAGCAAGGACAGAACACCTAAAAGCAGAATTATTAGAACTTGAACGTAAAGAAAAAGAAAAAAGTCTTGTAGCTGTTGATGAAGTTAATAATACATGGCAAAAAATAATTACTAATACAAGAAATAAAATGCTTGGTGTTTCATCTAAAGCACAACAACGATTACCTGATTTAGATAATAGCGCTGTTGATTGTATTGATGACATTGTTAGGGAAGCTTTAGAAGAGTTATCTGTTGTATGACCAGTATTTTCGATTTAGAAAAAAAAGCATATGCAGCATTCTTACCACCTAAAAAGTTAAGCCTTAGTGAATGGGCAAATGAGTATGCATATTTATCTGTAGAAAGTTCTGCGGAAGGTGGAAGGTGGCGCACATTGCCATATCAAAAAGGAATTATGGATGCAGTTACTGATCCTAATATTGAACAGATATCAGTAATGAAATCTGCAAGGGTTGGATATTCAAAAATTCTTAATCACATAATTGCTTTCCATATACATAATGACCCTTGTCCAATAATGATTGTCCAACCAACCATTGAGGACGCCACCGGATACTCCAAAGAAGAGATTGCGCCAATGCTTCGGGACACTAAATGCCTTCAGGGTTTAGTTAGTGATGCAAAAGCAAAGGATGGACAAAATACACTTCTACAAAAATTATTTCCCGGTGGAAATCTTACGTTGGTTGGTGCTAACTCACCTAGAGGATTTAGAAGAGTATCTAGACGTATAGTCCTGTTTGATGAGACAGATGGCTACCCTGCCTCTGCCGGAACTGAAGGTGATCAAATTAAACTTGGAATAAAACGTACAGAATTTTTTGCTAATAGAAAAATAGTGGCAGGGTCTACGCCCACAGTTAAGGATTTTAGTCGTATAGAAAAATTATTTAATCAGACGGATCAACGCCGTTACTATATTCCATGTCCAAAATGCAATCATATGCAGTATTTAAGATGGGCTAATTTTGAATGTTTTGAAAATGATCCAAGTACGACAATATATAAATGTGAAAAATGTAATCATCATATTCCTCATACTAAAAAACGATGGATGGTAGAAAGAGGAGAATGGCGATCTACCGCCCCATATAATGGTAAGCACGTTGGATTTCATATTTGGGCCGCATATTCATACTCACCAAATGCAAGCTGGTCAAATCTTATGGAAGAATATCTTGCTTGTAAAAATGATCAAGAACAACTCAAGACTTTTATTAATGTAACTTTGGGAGAGGTCTATGAGGACGAATATCATACAAAAGCAAGTGCAGAAGGATTATTAAAACGTGCGGCAGATGAAAAATATAAAGAAGGCATCCCCCCAAAAGAAGTATTAATTTTGACTTTAGGTATTGACGTACAAGATGACAGGCTAAGTATGTCAGTTATTGGTTTTGGTAAGAAAGAAGAGATGTACTTAATAGATAGAAAAGTAATTTATGGATCTCCAGCTAGAGCAGATTTATGGGCGCAGTTAGATGAAGTTTTGCAATCTAAATATATTAATGAAGAAGGGAAAGAATTAAAAATTGATACAGCAGCAATCGATACCGGTGGTCACTTTACTCAGGAAACTTATCAGTACGTTAGAGAAAGAGAACAACTAGGTTTGATTGGAATAAAAGGTATGGGCCAAAAAGGAAAACCACCATTAGGTAAGATTTCTAAAGTAGATATAAATTTTAAAGGTAAAGTTTTAAAGAGAGGTTTGAGTTTATATCCAGTTGGAGTGGATATTATCAAAACTACTTTGCATAACAAACTAAAAGATGCAGAAGTTGGTCATGGGTACATTCATTTTTACCCAACAATAACTTCCGCATATTTTGAAGAGCTAACAGCAGAAAGACAAATATTAAAATACAAAAATGGTTATCAAGAACGTGTATGGGTAAAGAAAAAGAACCAAGCTAATGAAGCACTAGATGAAATGGTCTATGCATACGCTAGTTTCCAAAGATTATTGCAAAAATATGACCGTAGAACAATATATGATCAATTTGCTAAGAGATTTGACGATAAAAAGCCTACTAAGGATACTAAGATAAGATTAAATCAAACTAAATCGGCTAAAAAGCCTAATTTTATCTCTAATTGGTGATAAAAAATGACATTTCCTACTAAAATTCGCGCTGGAGATTTTATCCAATGGCGCATACCTTCTACACAAGATGTATTTGGTAATAGCATTAGCAGTCCAGATTGGTCTGTTGTTTATTATTTAAGAACTAATACTTCATCAGAAGGCGCAACTGTAAGTAGCTCTGCATACTTGGATGGCTTTGCATTTAGTATTGCTGCGGCAACAACAGCTAATTTCGATGCTGGTAATTGGTTTTATCAAGCGGTTGCGAATAAATCAGGACAAGAAGTTCAAACTATTTTTACTGGTGGGTTTGAAGTGTTGGCTAGTATGTCATATTCTGGCACTCCAGCAGCATTCGATGGACGTTCACAAGTAGAAAAAGATTTAGATGTTATACAAGCAGCTATAAGAACAATAATTACTGGCGGTGCGATACAAGAATATAAAATAGGTACAAGAAGTGCTAAGAAATATGAGTTATCAGAATTACTTTCATTGGAAAGTAGATATAAAGCAGAATTAGTAAGAGAAAAACAAGGAGAAATGATTGCAAATGGTCTTGGCAACCCAAGAGCTACATTTGTACGTTTTAACGGAGCAATTTAATGGGAATCAGATCAAACATCAGTACAGCGGTTAAACGTGTATTAGGCTTTGGTAGAAATGCTAATCCACTTAAAAGTTTAAAACGAGCATATCAAGGAGCATTGGTTTCTAGGCTTACTTCCGATTGGATGAGTAGCCAATTGAGCGCTGATGCCGAAATAAGGAATAGTTTGCGTAAGCTAAGAGATAGATCAAGGGAATTAGTAAGAAATAATCCTTATGCTAGACAAGCGAAGCGTACAACACAAATAAATATTGTTGGTACAGGGATGAAGTTTCAATCTCTTGTAGTACAGCAAAGAGGTGGAAAGAGAGATCAGAGAGCAAATAATATTATTGAAGAAGCGTGGGCAGAATGGACACAGGCAGATAGTTGTGATTGTGCTGGCAAGTATTCTTTTCACCAATTTGAATGGTTAGCGGCTGGTGCGTTATGTGAATCTGGTGAGGCTATTTTTAGAATTGTAAGAAAACCATTTGGTAATTCAGAAGTACCACTTGCTTTGCAGATAATAGAAAGTGATTTGTTAGATGAGGAATATGACGGCAAAACTTTAAATAAAGGGAACGAGTGGCGTAACGGCGTGGAAGTTGATGAATGGGGTCGCGCAATTAGGTTTGCTATCCTAACAAAACACCCTGGTGATGCATATTATTTAGACTTCTCACAGAATAAAAAATTACATATTTTCGTACCAGCAGAAGATATCATTCATTTATTCTTACCAGAAAGACCAGGCCAAAATAGAGGTGTTCCTTGGTTTCATAGTGTTATGGCTGATATGCATCAGTTGCAAGGATATGAAGAAGCTGCTGTTATTAGAGCAAGGGCCGGAGCCTCAATCATGGGCTTTATTCAAAACGATCAAGGGGAGCTTATAGGAGATGAGGTCGAAAACCATCAACGCATACAATCCTTTGAGCCTGGTACTTTTCGTTATCTTATGCCTAACGAATCTGTTAGTGTTCCTGACATTGATTATCCAAGTCAGCAATATGAGATGTTTGTAAAAAATAAAATTAGACGTTTTGCGACAGGAATAGGATGCAGCTTTGAAACAATATCAAAAGACTTTAGTGAGACTAACTATTCAAGCTCAAGGTTAAGTTTGTTGGAAGATAGAGAGCATTGGAAGTTTTGTCAGAAATATATAAAAGATAACTTCCATTATCGAGTATTTAAAGAATGGTTAGATCTTGCTGTTTTATCTGGTGTTATAGATTTCCCTGATTATGCATCTAATTCAAAAAGATATTGCAAACCAAGATGGACTCCACCAGCACAACATTACGTTGATCCATTAAAGGAGATAAAAGCATTTAGGGAAGCTGAACAAGCTGGCTACATGACTAAATCACAAGTTATAGCTCAAACAAATGGTGGTGATTATGACGATATTGTTTCTGAGATAGCAAGAGAGCAAGAGGTTGCTAAGTCATTAGATGTAGTATTAGACAAAGATCTAGATTTAGAAGTTGAGATTGGTTCTGAGGGTAATGTAAATATTACAGCCCCTCCAGCAACTCCTAGTAGATCAAAAAAACGTAAAAAATCTGAATAGTAATGGCGAATGTAAGTGGCACGGAAATTAATCTCAAACCAACTCAAGGAATGGTTACTGAGGCTAAAAGATATAAGGCATGGAAAGAAGAAGGTCGGGCCGGTGGCACACAAGTAGCAGCAGTAAGAGCAAGTCAAATTATTAGTGGTGGAGAGCTTTCAGCGGATGTTGTTGTCAGGATGTTTAGTTTTTTTGCTAGACATGAAGTTGACAAAAAAGCAGAAGGGTTTGGAAAAGGAGAAAAGGGATATCCGTCAAAAGGAAGAGTGGCCTGGGCGGCTTGGGGAGGGAACAGCGGCTTCAGTTGGAGTAGAGGAAAAGCTGCTGCAATTAAGAAAGCAAGAGAAAGGTCAGAAATAATTGAGATGGCAAGGCCATATCCAAACGAACACGCCGCTACAATTACAAATTCCGAACAATTTGACACATTTAGAAGGTCAAATGATGAAAGAGGCGAGGGTATAGACTATATTTTTGGTATAAAGGATAATGAAGAGGGAGCAGAGCTTCAATCTATTCGATTTAGGCTAACTCAGTATTCATCATCTCAGGCTTTAGAATGGCTCGAAGAAAATGAATTTGAGCCGATTAAATTTGAACCAGCCACCAATGAAAAAACTATGACTGAAGAAACCAAAACAGTAGAGAGAGCAGAACCAGATGCTTTAAGCGTTGGTGATTTTGTCTCTTGGAACTCTAGTGGAGGTCGCGCTAGAGGGAAAATCGATCGTATTACTAGAGATGGATCAATTGATGTCCCTGATAGTTCTTTTACTATTACAGGAACAGCGGATGATCCAGCAGCGCTTATCACTTTATATAGAGATGGCGAGGCTACCGATCGTAAAGTAGGTCATAAGTTTTCTACTCTTACAAAAATTGCTGACATTAGATCAATTGAGGCTGGAGATAAGTTTGAACGTAAAGAAGTAACAGATTTCAAAAATGTGAAATCACGCACATTTGAGTTTCCATTTAGTTCTGAATATCCTGTAAAACGATATTTTGGTAACGAAGTGTTAAGCCATGATGAAGGAGCAGCGGATTTATCTCGACTAAATGATGGTGGAGCAGTTCTCTTTAATCACGATATGAACAAACCAATAGGTGTTGTTGAGTCTGCAAAGATTGATCCAGAAACTAAGCGCGGTTTTGCTAAAATTCGCTTCTCTCGCAATAAATTTGCTTCTGAGGTCTTAGAAGACGTTAAAGACGGTATTTTACGCGGAATTTCTTTTGGTTATCAAATAAATGAAATGGAAGAAATGGAAGAAGGGATGCGAGCATCTAGCTGGTCTGTACACGAATTATCGGTTGTAACAGTCCCGGCGGACCCTACAATCGGCTTCGGAAGAAGCTTGATTTCACCCTCACAAGGCAATAGTATTACTATGGAAGATAACTCCCCTCTTGAGGAGGTACGTTCTGCGGTTGAATCCGCATCACCCTCGGTTCAAACTATGGAAGAATCAACAAAAGAAACTGCGGTTGATACGGCTCCAGCCGTTGAGATCGACATCAAAGCCGAAGTACAACGTGCTATTGATGAAAACAATGCTCGTACAGCATCAATCACTTCACTTTGTCGTGAATTTGGAAAGTATGGAGCAGAAGAGCTTGCTGACACACTTATAAAGGGTAATAAAACACCTGAAGAGGCAAAAGCAGCTATCCTCGATCTTGTTAAAAACAAGGCAGAGGTTCGTAATACACCTATTCGTTCTACTGACATGGCAACAAATGAAGTTGGCTTAGAGCCAAAAGAAGTTAAGAGATTCTCATTCTTGAGAGCTTTGAATGCTTTAGCAAATCCTACAGATCGTGTTGCTCAAGAAGCAGCAGCTTTCGAGAGAGAAGTATCTGAGGAAGCATCTAAGAGATATGACAAGCCAGCAAACGGCATCTTAGTTCCTAACGAAGTTTTAAAAAGAGACTTAAACGTAGGTACAGCAACTGCTGGTGGTAACTTAGTTCCAACAGAATTACTTGCTGGTTCATTTATTGACATTCTTCGTAAGAGAATGGCTGTGATGGCAACGAATCCTACCATGTTGACAGGATTGTCTGGTAACGTAGCTATCCCCAGAATGACATCTACATCGACTGCGTATTTCGTGGGTGAGTCTGGCGCTCCAACCGAGAGCCAACAGGCGTTCGATCAGGTTAATATGACTCCAAAAACGGTTGGTGCTTTTGTTGACTACAGCCGAAGATTACTTCTTCAGTCATCAATTGATGTTGAGTCAATGATCAGAGATGATATTGCAAAGGTTATTGCTACTAAGCTTGATAACGCAGCAATCTATGGTTCTGGTAGTTCTAACGAGCCTCTTGGAATTAAAGATACAACAGGTGTAGGTACACAAACAATTTCTACATTCGGTACTTTCGCTGAGTACATCGGAATGGAAACAGACGTTGCAGCAGCTAATGCTGATGTAGCTAGTATGTTCTATCTAATAAATGCTTCTGCTAGAGGTGCGTTGAAGTCAACAGAAAAAGCTTCAAACACAGCGCAGTTCGTATTTGAGGACAATTCAATAAATGGCTATCCAGCTATTGTTTCTAACCAACTTGCAAACAACGATGTTCTCTTTGGAGACTTCTCACAGTTTGTAATCGGTATGTGGTCTGGTTTAGATCTCACAGTTGATCCTTATGCAAACGCAACTGCTGGTAGTGTAAGAATCATTGCATTACAAGATGTTGACTTTGGTGTAAAACAACCAGGTGCGTTCTGTTTCGGAACATAATCACATGAAGGTTAAATTGCTAAGAGCAACAATGATTGCTGGAGTCCCAACGGACTCTGGCACTATTGTTGATGTTGAACAGCATACTGGTGAATATCTAGTTGCTATTGACAAGGCTGAAGCTTATGTTGAAGCTTGC